TAGATCGTCTTCCACGGCTGTTGTTTCTGCGCTAATAGACTTCCAGTCATCTTCCATTTTAGAAAATCCAGGGCTTATGTTATTACCATAGCTATCCTGCAAAGGAATACCTTCGTTGTCCTGAGTTAACAAAGTAGACGGGTTGCTAGTTAATGTGGTAGGGTATATTTTTCTCTTCACCCCTGAATCATCCGTGTAAGATACTCCTACGTAGTTTACGTAGTCTTGCGGCAAAGGTAGACTTAGGCTAGGAGGAATATTTAACTCTTGAGATTTAACACTTTTAAGTGTATCATAAGAAAATTCTTGTAAACCTCTTTTTGCGTGAAATATTATGTCTGATTTTTTTGCGCTAGGTATAAGTTTACCTTGCCCTACATAAGCTACTTCAAAGTTATTTATTATATCAGACAACGAAATGTAAGCGTATTTTCCGTAATTACTTTCAACAACTGTAGTCAAAAGCTGTATTAAAATAGTAGCTGCGTAAGGTATTGATGCGTTAATGTAAACGTCGTTACCGTTTATATAATAATCACTCCCTGGGTTTTGTAATACTTCTCCGTTTATTGATACTTGAAAGTTAGTAGGTATTCCTTGTGACGGGTTTTCCATAACTAAATCAGTATCTCCTTTCCAGGATATAGGTAATTGAGCGCTATTATAATATACTATAGATTGCTGACCTGAATAATAATGCGCGTTGTTTTCTGTTATTAGTCCCATCTATTAGCTTTTTTCGTTTATGTTTTGATTTTGTATAGCCGCAGAAGCTGCTTGAACTATTTGAGGATTGTTTATAACTATACCAGCATAAGCTAGTATTCTTAGTATCACTTCTGTTTGTTCCGAGCTATGAAGGTCGAAATCAAAAGAGCCGCTAGTTTTGTACTGATAAACACCTATATTTTGATCTGTAGTAAAGTTCCATGTTACTTCTCTAGGCTTTTTTATAAAAGACATATATATCTCGCTAGATATAGATTCGGGATACACGTATAGCAGTGATCCTTCTTGTATGAAAACCGGTTGAGTTGCAGAAGGTTTTGTCAAAGGCGATCGAATTATATTAATATACTCGCTCCTGTTAGTTTTTTGTAGTTCTGTATCTTTGTAAACTAAAGCGTTGATGCGGTGTGCTTCATTGCCAAGTTGTGAAGTTATTGATATAACTCCACTGCTAATTTGTTGCCCTAGTTCGTATTTTACAAAGCCAGATATTTTTTCTTCTAAATAAGCAACTCTGTCAGCGTAATCCGTATCTGTTTGAGGAGACCTTGTTAATTGGTTTAGATCTTCAAAATATTTTTCAAATATCTCAAGCTGCACCTGTGTACCTATTCTGTTAAACTCTTCAGGGGTCATATACCCTCTTTGTTCTTTGTTGAGTATTAACAAAACTGTTTTATATACAGTATTTACGTTTATTGCCATTTAGTTTTGTTTTAATGTAATATAAGGGGATAGAGTTAACTACCCCCTATATTTATATTACGTATTAATTTATTTTTTTCTCTATAGACTTAAGAACGTCAATTCCTTCGTCTGTCTTAAAGAATGCTGCCATAGCTGAATATGCGTTTTCATCAAATGGCACTGTCATTAACTTTCTATTATTGCTAGTCCAGTTAAACGTTCTGTTATCTGAACTTAAAGATATAATACCCATTTCCGTTGCTTTAATTGCTACGTTGCGCAAATGGACATTTTCATCGTTAGCTAGTTCTATAAACAAACCTGGATTTGCTTTAGCAAACAAATATAAATCTCTTTTTATTTCTTTAGAGCTCATTTCTGAAACTTCAGATCCTTTTTCTACTCGTAAGATTGCTTCTGCTTGATCGATGTCCATGTTTCTTGCTGAGCTAATTGCTTCAAACTCTAACTCCATGTCTTCCAATTCATCAACAGCTTCTTCTTGAGCGTCAAACTCGTAGTATTTTTTATTTAAGTCTGGGTGGAAAAGTGACAATAGTTTTTGCAAGTTTTGTTCTTGCCTAGGAACACTTAATACTCCGTTCTCAAATACAATTTGCCCTAGCGTAGCCTCTCCTTTCTGATCTTGAACAAATGGAGATGCTTGGTTAGTAGCATATCTAATTTCTTTTTGTACACCTTGATCTTCGTCAAAATATAGCAATGGTTTTAACCGAGAATGCCTAGACTTCAACCTAAATGTAAGCGGCTCTTTATTCCCCGTTAGGTAATAGTTTCTGTCTTTAATTTCCCACTTTGGTTTTGTGGGTGCAGTTACTTTATTTTCTTGTACTTTTACTTGAGGTGCAACCTCTACTTTTTTTGCTGTAGCTTGTTTAGCCATAATATAATAAAATTTAATAGTTTTAAAAAGTAATAATTACCCCCGCTAATACAGCGAGGGTAAAAATTACAGTAATATACTCTTGATTATGTGAACAATACGAAATTGTTAGCAGCTTGTACACACAAACATCTTTCAGACAAGAAGTGAACTTCCATTGCATCCAAAGAAGATGTTGCAGCACCACCAACAGAACCAGTCAACCAAGATTTCATTCTACGGTCATCAGCTTCTGAAGCTCGGTAACGTACGTGCAAGAAAGGACGTCTGATGTTAGAACCAAGTGATTGGTCATAAACAGTAGAAGTTCCAGCAGGTACAAGAAGACCATTGATAGATGCGTCAGCAGCAATTCCACGAGTAGATGCATCGTTCAAGTATTTCCAGTCAGTTTTGTAGAAATCGTAAGATCCTCTACGGAAACCAGAGAATCCAAGATTCAAAGCCATTTGCTCATCGTTGTTGAATACACCGTAAGCAGATCCAGCACCAGTGTTACCACCGTCAAGTCCAGCAAGCATATCGTCAAACGCCAAAGCAGTCTTTCTGTTCAAAAACAACATGTTCTCTTCGATAGAACCTTCTTTGTCAAGTCCTTTAAGGATATTGTCAAAGTCTGTCAAAGATCCCGCGTAAGCATTATCAACCTGTCCTCTAGAAGAAACAGCAGCGAACAATCCTTCAGTACCTTCGATTCCTGTAGGGACATCTCCGTTACCTGATTTCTTCTCTCCTTCAACTACAGACATTTCAAGATAATCTTCAAAACGCAAACGAGTTTCTCCTTGGCCTTTCAAGTACCACAAGTATCCAGAGTCTCCTCCTTCAGTAGTTACTTCAACCCATCCAATTTGAGAAGCGTCAGATCCGCTAATTTCAAACTTATCTTTAATGATAATAGGTTTGTTTGAGAACTGAGTGAAAGAAGGCTCGATAGATACAGCGGTAGTATCAGTTCCTTTTTTGTATTCAGATCCGTAAACAAATACTTTTACGTTAGTTGCTCCAACAGCTGTGTGAATTTCAGAAGCACTTTGAGAATAACCTTTAATAGTTACTTTCCCTTCTCCCGCTGTTGCAGCAGAAATGTAAGCTTTTGCAGATGCAGAACCGTCTGCTTTGATAACCAAAATAGTTTGTCCAACAGCCAAAGCGTGCCCAACTGGCAATGCTCCTGAAGCTCCAGCAGTAGTAAGCCCTAGTACACCTGCGCTTGTAAGAGCAAGCGTTTCGTAAGAAACATGCAATCTGTTTTGCTCAGACCATACAACTTGGTCAGAAGTCATAGGAATTTCTGCTCCTACCATTTTTAAAAATCCTCCGACAGTACGATTTCCGTATCTTTCAACTTCTGCTTCGTATACTTCTGGAAGGTATTGCTGTGCCCAGTTTGCACTGTCTGCACTAGCACTTGTAAAATCGATGTAGTTAGAACTTAGTGTCGATTTTTTTGCGAAAGGCGTTAAGCCTGATCCACCTGTTAATCCCATAATAAAATGTTTTTAATGTTAATTGTTAAATGATTTTTTAATTCTTAATTTTGAAGAATCAACACCGCTGATAGCTTTTACCTTAAAACCTCCAATGGTAACATCAGTAGGCGCTGTCGACCTTGCCTTTGTGCTAACATTTTTAGAATTTGCCATAACATCTTTTACTGCGTCAGCCTTGCCTTGCTCGTAAAAATGCTTTGCGATAGTATCCGCGTTCTCTGCAGCATAAATAGCTTTGTGATAACCTTTCGTATCCACTACATCACCTTTATCATTTAGGAACTTCCCAATTAGGTTATTAATGTTTGATTGGCTTTCTGCGACTTTATTTACATTTTGAATACCGTATCTAAATGTTTTTTCACCTACTTTGAAATCAAAACCTTTGAAATCTTGTGAAAACATTTGTTTAGTAGATTCTTTAAATGCAGAATGTTGTTGCTCGGCTACTTTTTGATTTTCGTTGTAGCGATTGAAAAAGTCTGAAGCTTTCTTCTGATCTGTGGATAATTCAGGTCTTAACTTAATATCTGAATAGTATTTGTCCTTTAGCCCGTCTAAAAACTTTTTTGCTTCTGCAACTGCTTCTTTTTTTGCGAGTTTCTTTTTGCGGATATCTCGCTCCTCATCTATTTCTTCATCAAAGTCAAACTTGTCTTCCATTAGAAAATCAATTTCTACATTATCTAAGTGCGACTTTGTTTGCTTGTAATATTCTTTTAATAGTATGTCGGAATCTACCGTAGAATAATCAGTATTTAATCTGATATAATCCTGCATAGTTCCACCTGTTTCTTTCATGAAGTCTACAAGCTTTTCTACGTTTTCAGGTAATTCAGCTTTGTTAGTAGTTTCAACAGCTTCTTTTGGAGCTGTATGCTCTTCTGCAGGTTGTTCACCTATTGTGATTACTTCTTCTTCGGTAGCTTCAACTACCTCTTCAAGCCCTGTTTGAGAACTTTCTTCTTGAGCAACGGTTTCTTCTACCGTTTCTTCTTGAACAGGTTCGTTTTCTTCTGTTTTAGGGTTAGATAAATCAACTTTGATTACATCTTCTTGTTTGTTTGAGTACTTAGGCTCTTTGCTTAAGTCTACTTTAATTGTGTCTGACATGATAAGATATTATAAAATTAGTAATTATTTATTACCTAGGCGTAAATTGCTCTAGGCCAAATCCTCCGAGGTTGTCAAATCCGGCTGACTCAAAATTCTTTGGTAAAGAATCATTTTTTCTTTGATCAATCAATTCGCTTTGCTGCGTTGCTTGAATTTTTGTTCTTTCGTCTTTTCTATCTTCTTTGTATTCCTCGTTCCCTTTTTTAGCGCCTGCATTGGCTTGGGCTAGTTGAAGATTGTATTGAAACTCTAACTCCATTAACTGACGTTTTATTTCAGCTTCTTGTTGCATTTTTTGAATTTCAAACTGAGACTTAGACTGCTCAACTTTTATCTTGGTTTCCGATAAAGCTTGCTGCTTTTGAACCTCTGCCATAGCAGCTGCTTCAGTAGCTTGAGCGTTTGCTTGTGCTTGCGCTTGAATATTAGCTTGCTGGGCTGCTCTATCTGATTCTTCTTTTTTCTTTCTTCTAAACTTAATGGATTCGTTAGCTAATTTAATGTTTTTAATTTGACGAATATCAATTGCATCCTCTAAGTTTATACCTCCTGCTTGCAAAGCAACTTGTATATTCTGTTCTAATTGTTGCTTAGCTTCTTCGTCAGGCTCTAGCTCTAAGTATATACCAAAGTCATGGGTGTTTAGTGTGCTAATTTCTTCAAGAATCTCCGCATTATAAACAGAAACGCTGGACTCTAGCGATTTCCTTGTCAAAGGGTATTCTAGTAAGTCTGCAATTTTAAGAGAAATGTTTTCGCAAGTTTTAAGAGTTAAATAAAGGCTAGACTGTAGTATGTGTCTAGTAGCTGTATTGGAGTTAGCAGCGGCCATCTTTTGTAGTCCTACTAAAGCGTTTTTATCTGGAGTACTTCCGTCTCTAGCTTCATTAAGCCCGGTTACGTCTCTAATCATTTGTAAGTAATACTGGTAAGTATTAATCAGTGAGTTAATTTTTCCTTGACCAGATGATGACGCTAGTTCTTGTACAGGTATTTTACCTCTGTTCATATCTCCTTCTTGCGTAAGAGATCGTCCAACAACACTACCGGTTTGAAAATACATATTCAAAGCTTCGGCTGGGTTGTAGTTTGTACCGTTACCTAAGTCTACTTCTGCTAATCCGTCCATATCTAAGAACACACCATCTGGCACTATCCTGGACATAACCTGCTGCAGCTTTAAATGAGTAAGCTGGATCATATCAGCAAACCCTGTAATACGGCCAACTAAAGATTCAATTTTACCTTTATACATTCTAGGGGCACATATAGAGTAGTTCATAGCTACTTTAGTTGTGTCTGCAAACGGTCTAGTCATATTCTCGGCTAGCTCCCATTTAAGAAGCTTGTCGTGCCCTAGTAATTTTACGCCCGTGTATAAAACTTCAATAGTTCTAGAAACTTTTTTAAAGGTGTCATTTTCAGGCGGGTTAAAGTTATCTGTTTTTTGAATCGCTTTTTCTAAGCCTTGTTCTGTTTCTTTTATTTTAAATACTTGGTTTCTATATGTCTTGTACTCAAAATAAAGTAAACCTATTTCACCTTCAGTGTAATTACTGTAACCAGTTGCGTAGTTATTAGAACCGCCAATTCTTTCTATTTCCTTAAGCTCTTCGTTAGAAAGCATGGGGAACTCTTTGGCAACTTCTGCAATTGTTACACTCTTGGTTTCTCCTACGTAATATATGTCCTCAAAGTTAGGATCCTCGGTGTACGAATAGATTATATTAGCGGGGTCGACATAGTCAACTACAATACCCTCAGCTTTATTGAAACTTGTTTTTGTAGCTGCAATACCTAGTGTTGCTAAATCGTAATTTAGTCTTCTTTTAGTAAGAATATATTTATTCTTATCTAGCACATTGTTAATTACTTCTTCTTGAGCTATCTCTATGTTCTGCTTGTAGTCTAATTGCATATGAAGAGAAAGCTGATTTTCGTTCTCAGGAAGCATGGAAGGGTCTTCTACGTTGTAGGTATCCATTCCTAGTTGCCCCATCATCTTCTCGTTAAATTCCCTAGTGTTCATATCTGCTACAATTGCAGACACGTAATCTGTTCTTTTCTTAGAAGACTCAGGGTCTTGAGCGTATGCTTTTATATCGTAGTTCTTTTGAGATATACCGTTTACTACTATATCTACAAACTTTGGTATAACAGGTACAGGCTTCCAGTCTAGGTTCAAATAAGACAAATCTCCATTTATAGAAAGTTCATTCTTGTATTTTTGAACGCTTTGCTCACCTCTAGCATAAAGCCTAAGCTGGTGAAAATTATTGTAATTAGAAGAAAACCTATTATTAGATGTTCTGGAACTTCCAAACCATTCATGCTCTATAGCTCTTGCTACTTTTACCCCGTACTCTAAGCTAGATTTTTCTTCGTCGCTTACGGTCTGGGTTGGAAAAGAACTGTTGTAATTAGTTTCTATCATTTATTTTATTATTTTCGAAGTAAATCCTTTGTTGTCATATCTTTTAAACGGTAAGCTTATAGCCTTACGTTCTCTAACGGCTACAGGCGTATACCTGTTTTTATTGCAAGCCATTATTGCTAAACCCGAACTAATAGAAGCATCATGCTTTGTTCTGTTGTTTATGTTAAATTTAGCCCAATCTTCAAGTGTCCGTTGCATGTACATGTTACCGTAACTTTCATCGCGATAACCTACGTGGTCTTCTATATAAGACTCTATAGCTGCAGCGTGTGCTTGTTTTATGTCTTCACTTGAATTGGGTATTCCACCAATTTCTCTTTCTGTAACGGAAAGTTTATTCCAAACTTTATCCGGTCTGTTCATACTAAACCCTCTATACCCTCTCCTCTTGAAGTGATATAATAACCTAGGCTTATTGTTTTCAGCTAATATAGGCATACCGTAAAATACGCACGCCATAAGCACGTCCTCAAAAAACATTTCAGCCGTTTGTGGCCTAGCTATATATTCCAGGAAAAAACAATTAGGCGGCGCATCTTCCATGCTATACTTAGTTAGCCCGTGCAAGGCTCCGTTAGAACCTCTCTTGTCTACTGTA